TATAGACATCCTCAACTTAACAGAAACTTTCTTGCAGTGGCTTGAACAAGCACCACCGCGGGTTGTGCGTAATGACTTGGGTGTCGATGTCCCAAATCCAGACTACATGAGTTTATCACATGAGGTGACATTTGTATGTCATAAGATGTACGATTATAATGATGGTCATAGTAGTAGTGGCCGCACTTTTGGTGAAGTCTTTGGTTTCACGAACAACTGCTATAAGGTACATTCATCATGGAACCAAATAGTTAATGATGATCAAAACATCTTACAGAACGAGGAAAACATTTTTCCAGATTCACAAGCTGCTTACACAGCATGGGAAAAAGCTGACGGTTTTATAAACTGTAGCGGCCTGACACCTAAAATGGCGGCGATACTTAATATGGCTCTACGGGGCAACAAAAGGACTTCGCCGTTACTGGTTGATCAAGACCTTAAACTCTTAGCATCTAGGGCTAGAGTTATAGGTTTTTATGTGCCAGAATTCCGTGAGATTAGAGGTACTTTTACTAGTGAAGATGTCGCAAAGACAATATCAATACTGGTCGGTACACATAGATGGCATGAAGATTTGTTAAATGCCACAAACGGCCTTAAATATTGGTTGGCACAACCAGCTACCGAGACTGTTGAGTCACATTGGTGGCATTCTATTAAGAGGGAATACTCTTTACCAAAACTTGGATTAAAACGTGCTGTAATGGGCATGTTATTAGAGGGAGACGGCGTCATGATTACTTCGGACGCAGTCAAAAACCTCACTACATCATTGTCAAAAAATGACGAGCTGATATTTGAATCAACATTTATGAATGCCTGTTGGTACTGGGGTGAATATTTAATGTTTTTTAATAGTATAAACGCTGAACATACTCTAAGAAAATTAAGTATGGCCCAGCAAGATAGTATAACCCCTTTTGAACGAGCTGATGCTATAGTATCAAGCATGTTAGGGGTGGCGATACCAAAATGTATCTACAGGCAACAAGCCACATTCGCTACAGGTGGCGTAGTAGGCCAACTGAATAACAGGGTGAAATTCGGGAATATAGTTATCGAGCATATGCAAGATTATGGTTACACGATAGCGGGCGATGGTTTCAATACCCAAACGTTAGTACCGCCTTCAGGTGTTGCGTTAGTCGTAGGATTAGGTGGTCCGTTGATCGCAGGAACACCCTATGGTAGTGTTTTTGGTGTACGGCAAGCCTCGCTCAAAAGAGTTGGTTTTACACGTAGACGTGCATATCACTATAATGATTTGTGGGGTATGGGTGTCGTGACACGATGGTTAGGATACGATTTACACTATCTACACCCACGAGCTGCAAATACTCATAGGATATACGCCGCGAATGACGTCTCCGTGGCAATGCCACCTGTAAATCTGGGCACGTTAGATACCCCGACGGCATATGAGTTTTTATCATTAAGCCGAAGGCAACATGTCTTCGGCTCTGATTTGTCCCTGGCCCTGAACTGTAAGATGGTGTTCCAGTGGCAGCGTGATACACCCACGCCACTCGCAAGAGCACAATTTAACTCACCAGTGTGCTACATAGACGAAAGGAGTTACGCTGGTGTTCGTTACTACAAGGGTGTTAAACACACTTCAACGAACTACCAAGCATATCTGTTGGCTGACTACGATTATGTTACTTCGGATTTTCAAGTAACCTATCCAGAGCTAGCTGTGCCACTCCCCGTACCTATAGGCGATTTGAAATTAGCGGTGAACGATGTTGGTCCACCAGATATAGACCAGAATATAATGGAAAACGCGGTTTAGCTGAGCTAAAAACTGTCTTGCTATATATCGATATAGTTGGAGAGGTACTTATCGAAAAGACTTTTATTGATTGTAAATACTTACTGTTTGATGTATTGTATGGGATTCGACTAGATGGCTGGACCCATGTGAAATTTAACTCTGACGTTGTATATTGTTTGTGTATTTTCAACCCCATCTTGAAGGCAACAATGTGCTATGTATCGTTGAACGATGACCTCAGGACAATGGGGAAACACGCGATGTTACGTATGTCTCGTGTCCAATTCGGACCGACCCTCTTCCCTTACGGCAAGGTTTATAATAGTACAGTAATGTCGCATATAATGCATATTACAACAGCTAGTATAAGACATTTTGAAATCACAAAAGAGAAAGGGCCAAAACCCGAACACAAAGCTGTGTTTAATGATGTTTATGATAAGAAGTTAGTACTAAACAATGAAAAAATATCAGCGAGGCACATGAGACATATGACCATAAATGAGTTACGAGACATAGATAAATCAGTTATAGAAGAGCGCTGTGCGTTTATGTATGAGTGGATGTACAATATGATTTCTAATGGCAATATGAATGAATCGGCTTTAATAGGTTATCTCCTTTGGGTACTTGGTATGCCAGAGGACCACTACAACTTGATCAGCAGGTCTGCTTTATGGTCCTGGAGATACGACAGTTTAGAGGATTTTGCAAAAATAGTTAAAAAAGAGATTTCACTAAAACTCAAGGCTGTACAAAACTTGTGTGGTATTGACTGTAGCATATTTTTTGAATTCGAAGTTCTTGTGAATAGGGGGATTGGTGCAGTGTCTTGGTCAACAGAAAAAGAACATAGAGTAGACCCAAACACAGTAACGATCAGTGATGTGGACATTTTTGAACGGGCAAACGAATTATTTAGAAAAGTCAAAAGGCGAGGGGGCAGGCCCTTCAAAAGTCACTTTGACACATATTTCAAGATGCGCTGGCAGTGGGCACCACCAGGCGCTTATCACTCACAATATGACGAAGATCAACAGTATGTGTCTAAAGATCCGATGCTCAAAAACAAACTGTATGCATGTTGTGCAATGCCACAGCGGAAGTTAGAATACTTTACCAACAGGGTACCACAGATAGTGGCTAGAGCATCTACCAAGTATGAATGGGGGAAGCAGCGAGCCATATATAGTGTAGATAACACTAATTTCATACTCTCTAGTTTTGCTATGAACGGCTGTGAGGAAGCTCTCGCGACGATAGTACCTATAGCACAAGAAGCTGAGGCCGCGCGCGTAAGTGCCACAGTGCGTGAAGTACTGAAGAATGGTGTTCCTTATTGCTTTGATTTTGAAGATTTTAACGCTCAACACTCGACAAGTGCAATGCAGCAAGTCCTGAAAGCATATGGTAAAGTATTTGAATCTGACCTGTCACCGCAACAGCTTGAAGCTCTCGGGTGGGTGACGAAGTCGCTGGAAGATGTCACAATACAAGATAGACATAATGGGAGTTATAGAGCACAGGGTACATTATTATCAGGATGGCGTCTCACCACATTTATGAACACCGTCCTTAACGTAATATACACTCAAGTTATGACTGAACAAGACCCTTTTCCGACCACACATAGTGGCGATGACATCTTAGGTGCAGTGACCACACTCAAACAGACACAGAACATTGAGAAAAATGCTAATATCTACAACATTAGATTTCAGAGCTCTAAGTGTTACTTAGGCTCGATTGCTGAGTTTTTGCGTGTTGACCACAACGTTGGTGACGGAAGTCAGTACTTGGCCAGGTCGATAGCAACTTTAGTTCATGGACCTACAGAGATGGCAATACCTAATGACCCTTTAGCTATATTCAAAGCGATAGCCACAAGAAAACAGGAAGCGCTAAAGCGTGGTTTTAAGAGTGATATACTTGAAGTGGTAATTAATAGTCAATATAGGTACACCGAAAGAAAGTGGTCATTACAACGAAATACAGGCAACATATATGAATTAACGCATATATCTAAGGGTGGTTGCGCTAGTGAACCGACTAGAGAGTCATTGGCGTATAATATACGCAGGGTCAAAATAAAGAAACCACCTGACAAGCATCATGAGGAGGAGCAGGTCCTCCCAGGAATGTATGATTTTGCAGAATGGATCACTTCTAAATACGGGTTGGAAACTTACCTTGAACAAGTTTTAGACAGTACTAAACAGGCTGTGTACGATAGGGCACTATCACATGAGTTTGGATGTATTATTGAACATAATACAGATATCCAACCTAGTGATTGGTTGCAGGCGGCACAGTATGGTATGTACAGACAGCTATA